AGCGGCAACATCGTTTCCAATGGTGAGGTACAGCATATCATTGACAACCATGAAGGCCTCGCTAAGTGCAGCAGGCCCATAGTTGTCGGGGAACATGTCTTGGCTGTGGGTTGTTTGGTTGTTACCGATATCGATGTCAATGTGCTGAGATGCAATCAAGGAATGATCAGAAGCAAGAATAAATTCATTGCCGGGATTCAAGTCAGTAAGTTGACTGTTTAGGCAACCATCAGCAGCGAGCATTTGGTTAGCACCGCCACTAAAATCAGTGCCTGCTTGCCAAATGAAATCAACTGATTCCACGGCGATTGCTTGCCCGGTTGGGACATTGACATATGCTGAGATATCAACACCGCCGGTAATTCGTGTGCCTGATGCTGACCCGCTAGGGATCAACACGGATTCGGTTAGGTAAAATGAGCCTGTCTTTGAGGTCGCCATGTAGTCACCAATGCGTCAACGGATTATAAACAAACATGTTCGCCCCTGCAATCTGCAGCCCATCTTCGCGGCGTAGCCGCACAAAAGCACGCCATCAGTTACTCCCCCCGACACACCCACCCCATGCTTACAACCACTATATAGGGGTGCCGAATTGTCCGTAAGTACTTATACTAGGTGTGCTTAGGACTAAACATGGCGAATAACAAACCATGCAACAACCCACTATGCGAAATGACCAGTCATCAAGGCTTCTATCATTGTCTTGATTGTCTAATTACAATTGACCAAGACTATGCGGAGATGGAATAATGCCAAACCGTACCATCAGCCTCGACGAAGTAAGCGATGCGATCCGCAAGCAATTGGTCAAAGACGGTGAGAACTTCTCTCACTGGGTTCGAATGCAGTTGCGCAAGCATCAGCCAAGTGAAAGTGAACTGAAAGTGAAACCTGCACCACCTCGAAACTACATGTGCAAGAATTGTTTTGGCAATCATTGGACTGCCGACTGTCCGACGTTGGAGGGGGCAAAGTGAATCATACTTGCGACTGTGGCAAAGAAATTCAAATGCCTAGCAATCATGGCTATGGATCCGCTGTCAAAGGCTTGTCATGTTCATGTGGCATCTATTGGACTATTGAACACATGCCAAACGGCCTATGGGGTCGTGCTGTCCGATGGATATGTGAGGAGTGCGGAAGTTCGAAACAGTTCTGCAAGAATGCACCGCCGATTTCAAAGTGTCATCGAGGAGATTAGAATGATTGATGTCGTACAGTGTCCATTCTGCTCATGCAAGATTCGAAGGCAAGGCCGGCCAACGTTAGATATGATAGCATCACTTCGCAATCATTTACGATTTTGTTCAAGAAGTGTTTGACGATGAGAGTTAAATGTGTCATCTGTGGTTTCGAGGCAGAAGTTAATCCGCGCATCGCTGCAATCTATGGGCTTCGTCCACATCGATCCATGAACGCACCACCGCAGATTTGGATTTGCGACACGCACTTCTCAGATAATCATGGGTCCAATTCCGACCAAGGCTGAATCTTCGTAGTTCGAAATCTCTGGCGATGATGCTGCGATGTTCATGGAGCCAGTTGAATGAGCAACCGCGTACAAAGACTCGTAGATCAACGATGGAACTGGTCCAAATGGTCCAGACCCAACTGCAGGCGGTGGGCGTTTGTCTTCGAGGGTCCGTTGAAGCCGTCGTTGCTGAGGGGAGTAACCTTGTGCATCGAGCCCAGCACTCACAATCTGTGGCGCATTTGGAACAAGTTGATTGAATACTGAACCAATCTGCTCGACGGTCCAGTTCGGCATTTGATGAACGGATGGTACGGAGTCTGGAACCGGTGCTGATTGTTCTAGTCGGTCATCAAATCCACGGAACATCAACGGAAGCAGAATCATGCTCACACCTGGTTGGCAAGTTCGTACGATCTCTTGAGCCTCTGCATGTAGATAAGTTCAGACTCTTCGTCCATCGCACCGCCAATAAGTTGACGAGCTGCAGGAACTGAAAAGCGACTCGATGGCTCAGGTGGACCGGAAGAAAGTAGAGTAACAATTCGATAGCAATATAATTTATCTGAAGCATTTGGTTCGCCTGAATCGAATCGTTGTGAACGCTCGAGTTGTTGATAGTTCAAGTAAGGGATGTTCGTGTTCGACGTAAAGAATCTATACATGCCAAAAAGAATGGTTTCGAACTCGTAAAGGGATCCCAACATACCAGGCCCTTCTCCTAATCCTTGAGAATTCGCAACGGCGTTCAAATCCATTGGAACGCTGGTGACGATGTCGAGCACTTGCATGCCATTGTAAGTGGAACCATCACCGGGGCTATACGTGTAAATGCCAGGGTCCTGGAGTCCAATAGCAGCAGGGAAGAAGGTCAGCGACTCCATAGCATAGCCGCTGAGGTCGATAACAGTTGTATGTGCAAAGCGAGTCTGTGCTGTATCGATGACTTGCCAACCGTTTAGATTGTTCCAGGCGCCCGTACTGTAGTCAGAGGATATGGATGGGTGCATAGCGTTCAGTCTTACTTCTTTCATAGTATCACTTCAGAATTTACTTCTTTTTCTTGGTAAGTCTATGAGCTTCTCGTTGTGCTCGTTTGAATCCGTTCTTTGCCCATGCTCCAGATTTGAGTTTGTACTTTCCGGCGATCCGCTTGAAGTTTCGACCATACCGCTTACTGTAATCTGAAGCCTTGCGTTTGATTTTCTTTTCAGTAGGGGCAGCCAATTTGCTAACCGGCCCAGCAATATCAGCAGAGACGCCAGCACTTTCAAGCAACTCCTTTAGGAGCCTGCATGTTTCGCATGCCAATCAAATCGCCTCAGTTGTCAGAAGCGGTCGATTGAATTGCGATGGCCATCCAGTCTTTCGACGATAGTTTCACAACACGTGCGCGGATTCGAGCAGTACAGTATAGGTTCTCGGCTGTAGCGGCAACATCGTTTCCAATGGTGAGGTACAGCATATCATTGACAACCATGAAGGCCTCGCTAAGTGCAGCAGGCCCATAGTTGTCGGGGAACATGTCTTGGCTGTGGGTTGTTTGGTTGTT